GGAATTCTACCCAAGTTGTTTTACTATCTACTAGTAATGATTTTAATTCCATGTTGTTATATTCTCCTAATATGTTATAACGGTTGATAAGTTTGCAGGATTGCCTATCAAACGATAGTCAAACGACTGCGTAAATACATCTGCAGGAGTGGTTCTTTTAGTAAACATACAGTTTGCTAAATTTGCATCTAAAAAAGTGCTACCATTCACTACTGTTTTAACTCTGACTGTTGTGTCTGTGTTAAAACTTTGCACAGTACTTGAATTATTACTGGTAACATATTGTACTATATTACCTGAAACAACTCTTCTTCCGAGAGTAAACCCTGAAGGGTACATTGCATTTGAAGCATTTGTAACTGAAAGACTGCTCTGTAATGTTTCGTAGGGTGTCCATGATATTTCATTTTGAACACTCAATGTAGCAGATATAATGTTAGAAACATCAGATCCACCAACTTCGACATCAATAAGCGATAAGGTGGGAGTTCTTGTCGAACTAGCACTCACCAGTGAACCTGGGAGTGAATAAGAAGCATTTCCTACTCTTTCTAACTTTTGTGCTTGTCCTGAGACAGTTAAAGTTAGTGTTGAACCTTTCGCTAAATTAAAATCGCCACTAGTAATGACGCATTCATTCAATTTAAAAGTGCTTTCGCCAGATACAATATAAAGGTCAAAACTATTAATTCTTGTTTGCCCTTCTGTTGCATCATAATCTGTTAAAAGACTTTTTACTATTGTTTCATCTTTTTCTGTTGTTAGATGAACTGTAAAACTAAAGTCCGCAGGGTTTGCTTTTGTTATGCTTGTTCCCTGAAACATTTTTGTTTGATCGTGCAAAGTCTTTACTTCGTATGCATCTTCCGCAAATGTCTGTGAGAACGATACGTCAGGAGTCGTTTTTAATAAGTAACGACTCCCTCCGTATACGAGGTGTACATTACTTTCTTTAAGAAAGTTGTACGCTGTCATTGTTATACGCCGAAACTTAAGTCTGTTGCGTATTGTGAATCTGAGTGAGTTGTTGAACCCTTATATTTCACAGTCATTTCATCACCTGTTAATAGGTCTGATCCATGAGCTGAGAACTCTACAGTTGTAGAAATCAAATCCGCAGTTTCAATTGTTGGCACAGTTAAATGTGCTCGTGGTATATCAAATTCTACTACTGGAGTAGCTGAAGATGCTCCACCCATAAATAAACTCATATCAAATGAGTTACTTACAAGGTCGGTTGCTCCTGCTAAGTCAGTAAGTAGTTGGTTTGAACCATCTGTTTTTGTATCCAAGTAACAAGTTAAAGAACCAGTAATTTGTCTAGCACCTGTAAAAGAACCAATCGGTTTATCCACAAGACCTAAAGTTTCTGGAGTTACATAAGTAACATTATTAGCGATAGTAATTGAACCACCAGTAATGTTGATATCATATGTTGTTGCATCTAATCCATTAGAAGCTGATCCTCCGCCTTGTTCTAAAGTAGATAATGTTAATGTTGACAATTTGTTTCTTAAATAGTCAGCATCATCTGGTGATACACAGTCAGCATAGTTATAGCCTTCTACATAAGTAGCTGTGTTTCCACCGTTACCTAGTACTCCAGCTGTTCCGCCACTTGCTGCATCTGTTGGCATTGCTCCACTAGTATTGAAAGCACCATACTTAGAAGGATCTTCTAAGAATGTTGATACTTGGTCAATAGTTGTAGCATTTCCAGACCATGTTAACTGAGCAATTCCGTCAATAGAAAAGTCAATTTCACATTGGTTTACTTGAGCTTCATTTAGCCTATAAGTAGTATTTTCAAGAACAAAGAATATTGAGAGTTTCAATAATTCATGGTGTTCTGATCTTACAAAACTGATATCTGCATCTGTTCCATCAATTGTGAGAGCTGATGCTGAAGTGCCTGTTAGAGCTCCTTCTGCGATATCTTTACCTGCCATAGAGGCCCATAGTATGTTTTCAACCATATCATGGTCTCCACTTGTTCTCCAACTGTTTGTTCCATGCTTGAAAGGTCTTACATAAGTTCCGAAAGACCATTCTGCTGGTGGTAGAGAATCATTGAAACGTTTTGATCCACGATTCGGTGTAGCACCTGCTTCGTTGATCTGAACATCTGTAGATTCACTTCCTTGTGAAAAACTATATCCGTCTAGTACACCAATTCTAAAAGTATTAGCATCTGCGCCATTACCTTTGAATAGTCCTGTACCAGCTCTTGAGTTATCTGTTGTTACTGTTGTGGTTGGTGTGCCTTTAACTGTGATTACAAATCCAGTTCCACTTCCTGTTGTTGCAGTTTGTGTACAGGTTTCATTATCAATAAATCCATGTCCACGAAAGTTATTCGGAACATATACTTCTGTAACTGCTCCAGAATTAACTGCCTTAACAATCACTCTTACTTGAGCACCGCTAGATGATGTTGTATTACATGTAATAATATCACCAACTGCGTGTCCACTACCGCCTGTAATTCCGTCAAATTCTTTCGGGCAACCACCGTCAGTGTGCACTCCATTCACAGAGCTGACAAATACCTTAGTATTTCTCGATAAATTTAAAGCCATTTTGCTTTCTCCGTTTTTATAATGGAAAGGGGTGCGGCTACATTTTTATGTGCCTTACCTGTTTCCTAATATCGTACTAGAATATTCATTTCTCCTATACCTAAAGGTGCTAATGCTCCTTCATCAGTAGAAATGCTTTGTATCACCATATTTGTTGTTGACAAATTAGGGGATACAGCATCGTCGTACGTTAATACATCATTCTCATCTATGATTCTTTCGATATCTTCGAATAATAATGATAATTCTTCTTGAGCATCGTTCTCGTTATGAACATATGCTCTTATTGAAATTTGTATAAATCTCCATTTAAATTGGCCTGGTTGGTACTCTCTTGATTCAGCACCTGCTACCACGCAAACTTTTGGATATTGTTCTATTTCATCTATAAAAGTTAATTTAGATGAAACGTTCCCGGAAACATTCGTATTATATGGATGGTTTCCGTTCAGTAATTTTATTTTGTTTGTAAGAGCTTCTGCAATTTTCTTTCTAGCTGTTCTGTAAGATTCTGGCATTATACTCTCCTTGTTATAAATTTAAATTCTGCTTGTGTTGCTGCCAATTCTCTTATGCTCTTGCCTATTATTCCTCTAGGATCATACTCTAAGGGATATTTGCTATTATTTTCAAATCCTTTGTACCTATCATCATACTGGTAGTTAAATACTATTCCTCCTCCAGTAGCTGGTAAAGCTGAGGTTACTTTTGCAGATTGTGCAAATCTTCCTGTTTGATTCTCTAAAGAAGGTCTGCCCATATTTGAAATTACTTGTTGTGGTAATTTCGCATTAATAAACCCCATTATTCTTCCAACTTCTGTAAATGCATCTTTTTTCTTTAAAGGTCTTGGAACTCCTCTATTTACTTTAGGATCAAGATTTAATCGTTTTGCTCTTTTTAATAATGGTCTTGTGTCCCTTACAGGTTTATGTTTTTTCTTGGGTCCTCTGTATCTTTTTCCTATAGCTTTATGTAGTATATTTTGTTCTACTGCTTGTACCATAGAAAGAGAGTTTCCCGCCTCCACAAAACTTATGTCTTCTACAATTTTTGCTGTTTTTGAAGTAACTTCTGTTCCTTCTAGTATATTAAAAGCATATTGCTGTAGTCCTGTCATCAATGTCTTTGACATGTCACCCTTTGTTTTGTTCATCACACCATCTTCATATTCAATAACAGTTTCTTTTGATAAAGCATCTGCTTGGAAGTCTGTTGCATCAGTAGAACTTACTCCGAAATCAACTTGTCCAGGATTTTGTAAAGACCAAGTTATAAATTCATTAACTAAAGCTGTTCCGCCTGTTATTCCTCTTGCTGAGAAGTCTCTTAAAATATCTGCTTTAAGCTTATCAATTTGTATTAATAACTTTCTTACTGCTCTACAAGCAGTTTCTATTTTTGCCATCGCAGCTTTTAATTCTGGGTCAGGTGCTAATGCTTTAAGTTGTGCTAATATATTTAATACTACATCTATTTTTTGTGTAGCAAGACTTGTTTCATGTCCTGCGTCTATTGATTTTGCATTTGCACCAAAAATATATCGTTTTACTGCCAGTAATTCTTTCCAAGTTAATAGTGTTTTACTTCCATCTTTAGCAACTTTCATTATAAGTTTGGTTTTTTCATCGTATGCTACATTTAGTTTTCCTACACCTGAATATTCATCTTGTCTTTTTCCTGACTCAGCATCTATAGAAGAGCCTACATCTATAGTTTTTCCTTCTTCAAGGGCTTTGAAAATGTCTTCGTCTATTGTTCTAAACTCTTCGCAGGCTTGCCCCAATATTTCCACTCTATTATGACACTCAAGAAATAACTTTTGAGCAAAAATTCTATGATCATTTATTTGGCTTCTTACTCCGTCTGTAGCAACAAGCATCTCTGTAATTGCTTTCTTTGCCATGTCTACTGCTTTTTTGTTGCTTTTAGACTCTGAAAATACTTTGTTAATTCTTCCTTGTACTTTTTCTGTTGGTTTTTTTCTAGACGCCATTACTTATGGACTTTATAGAAATCTAGTATTCTCTTAATGTGATCTGGAAATCCTATATTTTCTCTTAGAGTAGTAGATACATTATTTTGTATCGATGCTCCTGCTATTGAAAGTCTCTCTTTTCTTTCGTCTTTCAAATAATATTTTACTAAATCAAAACATGCCAGTTTTAAATCTTCGGGTGTCGAAGCATAACCTGACCTATATGTAACTTTAACTGCAGCTCTTCCTTTTGGAAAAGCTTTATCTGCTGTTGCAGTTGTTCTATAAATAGTATCTAGTTCAGTGTCTACTACGTATTCGTACTTACCACTAGAATCTGAGTTACCAGTTATTAGAGTTGTATAAGAGTCATCTTGTCCAGATCTTTCTGCTACGAGAGAGACGCTGACAAGTGGGCTTTCATCCACTAAAATAGCATTTGTATAATCATCAAGAATATCAAAATACTCTGTTTTATCTGTTGAGTAATAATCAACAAATGACGTGCCACAGTAAGTTTTTACTGCTTGACTTATGGCAGGCACTATAACATTAATTTTCGCATTTTCACTTTCTCCAGTGATCCCTGCGAAGTCCTTATACTGTTGTAATGTTACTAAATTTGCCATAATTAAAAGT